GCACAGGTTCTATTGACTGACATGGCTACTTACGGAGACGGCAACCCTGCTGTTGAGTTAGGTACTGTTCTTGGTAACGCTATCGCTACTAAGATTGATACTGATCTGATCGCTTTGTTTGACGGTTTCTCTGGTTCTATCGGAACCGCAGGAGCAGAGATCACTGTAGCTGACCTATTTAAGGCCGCGGCTACTCTACGTGCCAACAAGGTCACTGGAACTATCAATGCTGTTGTACACCCATATCAGGCATACCAGTTGAAAGCTAACCTAACTAACACCTTTGCTAACCCAAATGGTGGCGACTTGCAGAACGAAGCAATGCGTAATGGTTATGTTGGTACTATCGCAGGTATCAATGTATATGAGTCTGCTAACGTAGCTATTGACGGTAACGACGATGCTAAGGGTGCTGTATTCGCTCCAGAAGCATTGATGATCGCTATGAAGCGTGACTTTAACATTGCGCCTCAGCGTGATGAGTCACTACGCGCATTCGAGTTAAACGCTACTGCTGTATATGGCGTTGCTGAACTTGATGATGCATTCGGTGTTGAGATTCTATCTGACTCCGCATTGTAAGACTGACTGCCCCTTCCTCGGAGGGGGCTTTCTTATGAGGGACATATGGCTATAACTTATCGCGGTGAAACCTTTGAAGGCTACAACAAGCCTAAGCGCACCCCTAAGCATGAACAGAAAAGCCATGCTGTACTGGCGAAAGAAGGCGACAAGATAAAGCTAATTAGGTTCGGTCAGAAGGGTGCAGATAACAAGCCGCCTAGAAAGAACGAATCAGAAGCAGACAAAGCTAAGAGGCGATCGTTTAAAGCGCGATTTGCCAAAGACATAGCTAGAGGACGTAAAGACAAAACCGCATCAGCGGCATACTGGGCAGACAAGGTACGATGGTAATGGCATTTTCTAACGATACAAATTTAACTGATTTACTCCCAGATATATTGACGCTCGGCATATCATCTTTTGCTGATGATCACGCTAAAGCGCAAGCAGATATTGAGCGTGAATTACGCATTAAATGGTGGCCGCGAAAGAATATTGCAGGTGAGATGGACAACACTAAACTGACTGACTCTCAGTTTACACGTACTGCGTCTTATTTGGTGCTATGGCGTTATGCCTTACCGCAACTTACTAATTGGGTTGATGGGGACAGATTTCAAGGCATGATAGAATTCTATAAGGCACGATACGGAGAAGAGTTAGAGTCAGTGCTGTCTGATGGCGTTGATTATGACGAAGATGGCGATGGCGTAGTTAAGGAAGATGAAAAGCAACCTGTAGGACAAAGGTTAGACAGGTAATGGAATTTACTGTTGACGCTAATTTTAAACAAGCATCTCGTGCTTTAAAAAAGAGAGGCAAAGATTTAAGATCAAGCGTAAAGAAAGCCTTGTTGATCACAGGATTAAAAGGCATAGAAATTATAGAGGATAGAACCAGTAAAGGAAGAAGTTACAAAGGTTCATTCTTTAAGAAATACAATGCTAAATATAAAGCATATAGACTTTCAAGAGGCAGAAGCAGTAAGCCTAATTTAGAGTTCACTGGAAAAATGCTTGGTAGCATGGCAGTAATATCTAATAGCAGACAAGCTGAGATTTACTTTACCAGAGGCACTGAAGCTAAGAAGGCGGCTATGAATGAAAAGAAAAGACCGTTTTTTGGATTTAGTCGAAATGAGAAAAAGCAACTTGGTAAAGTATTTGAAAGGTATTTGAAATGAGCGTAAGAGAAGAAATAGCTGAAAATATTGTTACTACACTGCAAGGCATTACAGTCCCTGTTGCTGTAAAATATGCTACTCGTGAGCCGTTTGACTTTGAGAAACTGTCCAACGCTCAATACCCTGCTGTCTTAGTGCGTAGTGCTGATGAAAGCAGAGAAGATACATCGATAGGTGGATCGATAACCCAGAGAATGGGTACAATTAATTATGACTTGGTTTGTTTTGTTAAAGGCTCTGCGATTGACAGCGCAAGAAACAACATAATCGAAGCGATTGAAGAAGGTCTTGACGTTGACCGTACTAGAGGCAGTAAAGCCATAGATACGCAGGTAGTCAATGTTGAGATAGATGAAGGTTCTATTGATCCCATTGGTGGGGTCATTATTACAGTCCGTATTGTATATCAGTATACTCGCGGCACAACTTAACTTAACTTAAAAGGTACATATCATGGCGACTAAAACAGGCGCATCTGGAGTAGTAAAAGTACAAGTCTCAGGCACGACTGTTGCCGTGGTAGGCGAGGTACGTTCTTTCACGTTTGACGGTTCAGCAGACACTATCGAAGATTCAGTAATGGGCGATTCTTCTAGAACTTACAAGCAAGGCTTAAAAACTAACACAGTTTCTATCGAATGTTATTGGGATGAAGCAGACGCACAGCAGTTAATTCTTGACGAACGTGCTTCTGTAGATTTTGAAATCTATCCTACTGGCACTGGTTCGGGCGAGACTTTCTTTTCAGGCGGTGGCATTGTAACTTCTCGTTCTATCAGTGGAGCATTTGATGGAATGGTTGAAGCAAGTTTCACCATTCAGTGCAGTGGAGATGTAACCGAAGCACAAGTATAAGGGGATTTAAACCATGGGATTAGCAAAAGAGTTACGAAACAGAAGAAAGATACAGGCGCGAGAAGTTGTAGTTCCTGCATGGGGTGACGAATCTGGAGCATTTAAGTTATATTGTAGAACCATTACGTGCTATGACTTAGACCAGTTACAGAAGAAGCACCCCGACTTTCTTAACAACACAACTATCGGTGCAATGGT